TTAGGCCGTCTCTGGCAGACAGTGGCGCAGCGAGTCCAGCGCCAGCCGGATGTCCCGTTCCTCCGTCATCCAGTTGACCAGCGCGGCGCGGATCCCCGGCTGATGGTTATAGGTCGTTGGGGTGCAACGCACCACGCCGTGCCGGTTAAGGCGCTCGAGAAAGCGATCGCGCGCCGCTTCGCTGTCGCCCAGCGGGCGGCTGAGCGCGAAGCACACCACGTTCAAATTCACCGGCGCCAGCAAATGGAAGCCGTCGTCGGCCGCTAACGCCGCACCCAGCGCCTGCGCCAATCGGACGTTGCGCTCGACGATATCCCGTGAAGCCGCGCACGCAAAGTGATCCACTTTTGCAAATAAAGCGATCCACGATTAAGTGGATCACCTTGAATGCAAACTGTCTATTCTCTCTCCTCAGGCTTGGGGTACGGCTTCGGGCTGAATAACTTAGTATTGAGGCGCTTCTTGGCTCTTTTGTTTAAAAATCGGATGTAGCGAAACTGTTGGAAGCGATGCACAGTCGCGCGATCCATATTCTCTCGCAGATATCGACCCCGCGCGCCACCACGCTTGACGGCATTGGCTGCAATTTCGTGATACCACTCGCCATCCAGTTCGTAAAAGCGAGAGTAATGGCTCCCCACGTAGTCGAAATTACTCGCCTGATAGACAACCCCAAAACGGCCACAGCGTTCATCTGCAAACGATTGAACCCATTGAACCGATGGATACAGCTGTTTAATGGCTTTTAAAGCGTAACTGATAGCGCGTGACTCCGAATTACGAGGCATTTTGTCATGCAGCCAGAGTCTGTTTAGCTCCATATATTCCCGGTTGCCAGTACCGATAACAACGCGCGCTCCGCTGTTAGGGTTGAGGGCATAACCCCACTGCATCACGCCAACCAACTCACGACCTGAAAAAATGCCCAGGTGCAGGTAGGAGTTGTTGACGATGCGCTTGCTGTAATGCTTGGCACAGACGATTGTCCGGGCTAGCCAGCAAGATATGGTTTCAACCCTTAGCTCAGGCGAACCATAGCCGACTATCTCGCCGCCATACTCAATGAGTTGGGGCGGTGTAAGAATTCTGGATCGATTGATTTTCCCCACTTTGCGTTTTTCCTGTGGGGCACTCAGCGGTGCTCTGTGAGAGGCTCTCGGCCTGCATATCATTAAAGGCTTTGCAGCGTGGACATTTGATTTGCAAATGACTAAATGCGGCCTTGGCTAACAGTTTACTACAGCGCGCACAACGAATCTCACGCATTAGACAGGCTCCCTTATTAGAAAACCTATGCATTATAACGTAGTACGCTCCCTCTCGCTCGCTAATCGATCGGCCACGTCGATCAATAACACGATAATTGATCTGTAGTATCTATTTGAACGCTAGATGCGAATGCCTGTACAGTTTTTAGGTCTTCTTCACCGCAAAGGATTCGTCATGAACATGGTATTCTGCAAAGTGTGTGGACGATGGATTGCTGAGACGGCCACCTGGATCAATGCCGAGCCTGACTACTGCGAAGACTGCAAACCACCGCCCTTTATTAAAAGAATGTTCAATAAGTTTTGGTGTTTTATTCGTTCTATATTCACGAAGCATAGCAAAACAATCTAAATGCTCACCAACACCGGGGAGCCAATATAGAAGCCCGCGAAATATCGCGGGCTTTTTACTTACTCGGGCTTAGTCGGCCATTCAGCGTTGTTAGTATCAACGCGACTGAGTTTGACTGAATAAATCTCCCAAGCATTCAGACGCGATTTCTCGCCGTTGGTTGCCATTCCCAGACGTACCGCTCGCTCCAATGGGGCTAACACAGATTCAGCCTCCGCCATAAGTGCCTGCTTGCGGCGCTCTGCCATTGCTCGCTGCTCTTCTGGTGTATATACGCGAGGTACAACGCGCTGACCGTTGTATTGCCAGTCAGCACCCGCCAGCGGCAGTGCAAACCCCTTGGGTATTTGCTCTGTAGGGATTTCAGCCACAGAAGCATCAACGGGCCATAGCGTGCTGGCATCGTCGCTGGCCTGAGTGATAACGCCGTTCTCGGCATAAACCACCTTTAGCGTATTGCGTGCGAAAGATTTTTGAAGCTCATACCAGTCTTGCTTGTCCGGCGTGCAGATAAATTGCGCTTTGATGCGGTTAGCCATCTCGCCAGCGGGCGTACCCGGCAAGGGCGTATAAAGTTTAAAAGGGCCATATTGATTCATGCGTATGCCACCGTATACCAGTTACCGTTCACGTTTTTTTGCAGATAGCGGAATAACATAATCCCTACCTGATTACCTTCGTTGCCGTTGCCTCCTGTAATAACTGCGCCCCATGGTGCCTCAGTTAAGGCACCATCGGTGATAATTTCTCCACGGCTAGCTAAGCGAATATCACGCACAAAGTTCTGATTCACGTAATCCCAGGTGGCACGAGTATTGATATTGTTATCACGGGCTACGAATTGATTATTCAACCAGTTACTGAGATAGCCCCCCCAAATATTTCCGGTAATATTCCCGTCGACATGGAAGATAGCACCAGCAGCATAAACCCCGCCGGGACAATAAAAGTTCCCGCTATTTGCGTCAAATCGCCAATTAAAATCGGCATTATCTCCCTTCACATGGATGCAGGCTTGAGCAAAACTCGGCGTACCGCTGAGCAGATAGCCAAAACTCACTGCGGATGGATAACCTTGTCCTTGTCGGGTCGCCACGCCTTTAGCTATTGGCACATAAAGATCGCCAGAAGTTACGGGCCATTGCCAATTAGGTTGATAGAACGGTGCTTTTCTATTCAGTTGATCGGAGAATGCACCAGCGCCCTCAGGCATTACGTTGGGAGTGCTTGCGACATATGGCGTGGTCAACGGGCCGCTCATAGTGCCACCGTAAGACATTAACACCTGCTGCCAGCCGCTGAATGTCCCATTGACGTTTACCGCCGCGCGAAGTCCGGGCTTACCGCCCGCCTCGTGTGACAGTTGCAAATAATGCAAGAACTTCCCTTGCCCTTCATTGCTGGACAGGTCGCTGCTATTGGTGGTGCACAGAATGGAGCCCCACGGAACAGCTGCCCACTGGCTATTCTCCACACTCCATACGCCGGGGGATGTGGGTTTATTGCCGCCGCTTAATACGCGGGATACCCCCATTCGGGCGGCGAAGTTGTTACGCATATCGGCGGCGTTTGTATCAGCAGCCGTTGGTTTATTGGCTGTGCCATACAGTACATTAACCTTTGGCGCATCCGCATCAGCATCACGGGTTGTCATCACAACAACATTTGCGGTGGCGTAGTCCGCGGTAATCATGGTGTTTGTATCTTGTGATGTTGAATAAAAGCCTGCGCCGTAGACGGGTACTGACGGACCTCGTGCGTTACTTCGAACAAATGAGGAACCTTTCGCTTTTGCGGCTTTCATCAATGCAGCATCTGTTGCTTCACTGAGAACTAAACCCTGCCCCCCAAGGCCAAATGCGCCCACTTCCATCACGTTACCAGTGGCTGTTCCTACGTTCTTTGTCGCTGCCGTTCCCAACCCTAAATTATCCCTGGCCGATTTCTGCGCCGCTGCACCGGCTTCTTTAATTTCGCTCAGGTAATTCTTTTTCAGCAGCGCGTCGCTACCGATAATCGATTTAATCGCTGCGGCTAATTGGTCTACGCGGGCTTTATCGGGTGACATGCCGGCAGCGGTTAGGACGCCAATTAATTCAGCCTGAATGATATTAAACCAATCCATACCCGGCCAGCTTGGCGGCAAGCTGCCTGAGCCTTCGGTGAACCAGCGTACCGCCGTGCTATTAACCGGTGCGATTGGCGGCATGGCATTAACGCCACTGTTATTATCTAAAAAATACATACCATTTCCTCCGGTCAGTCCGGGTAAATAAATTTAAATACCTGATGGGCGGGCTTATAACGCTCTAATAAACATTCCAACGTGCCGGCGTCATAAACGCGCAGTGGTGTTAAGCAATTATCCAGCACGGTCGCATTGCGATACGTCACGCCCGTTTTAACGTTCACATCCGTCGTATATTGGCCGTCGTCAGACGGCGTCAACTCAATGTCATAACCGTATTGCCTGGCTAAATCTTCGTAGAAATATTTATTCAGGCTGCCAACCATGCGCATTTTGTTAGCAGCAGCAATTTGGCGCGTTTGGATCGTCGCATCTTCGCCGGCACAATCCGGCAGCCCTAAAAAGCGCTCCCAATCTTCCAGCAGCAACGTGGCATTATTTGGGAAGCGCTCGGCCAGTAGCTGATCGCCAATGGCATCAGCGGCACCCATCGATGTTGACAGCGCCAGGCTCAAATCACTGAGCGGCGCGTCAGGCCGTTTATCCCAGGCTAAGCCGTTTGGCAGCAATTGCAGGAAAGCCTGCTGGTGCGGCGTCGTTGTCATCGCCATGTGATGGTCCCCACGGTGAGTAATTCTGCTGCGCCGGCATAGGAGATGCCCGTTGGCGAGATCAACTCAAAATCGACAAGGCCCGAGACGCCGGCAATCGCCCGGTTGATGTGCGACGGTATGATGGAACCGGCAGGCTTGCTTTCGTTGTAAAATAGGGCGACCAGCGCCTTCTTGACGGCCATTTTCGTCTCGTCGTTAGACGGCGAGATCCGGATCGTCATATTGACCGGACGCGGGGTTAACGCGAACGTCGTCACGGTCGGGCCTAACGGTTTACCGACAAGCTGGCCCGTGACCGGATCGCTATGCCCGGAGATATAATCATCAACCCGTTTGACGTCCGCCGGCGATGGGAAAATATCTTCGTTGCCGTCCAGCACGAATGCGACGCCCACGGTGCCTTGCCCCTTCCAGGTCGGCAAACACCAGGCGCGTGTCACGCCGGCGCATTCGCGCGCCCAGCGCTCATAATCATGCTGCGTGCCACCGCCTGGCGGATATTGCACGCGAAATTCCAGGCGGGCGAGCAGCTCGCCAACGGACTCGATATCGGCACCGCCCACAATGCCGCTGGTTGTGGCTTGCGCCTGCACCGAATCCAACGGCGTGACCAACGTCAGCGGCGTATCTTTTGGCGTGTTGCCCTCAATGCCGGCATTCACCGCCGCGACGGTGACGGTAAAGTTACCGGCCTTGTCGGTGCTCAGCGGTTCGGCATTGGTGAATATGGCCCCGTCCGGGCGCTGCCAGCGCGTATTGGCCGGAATGGTCACGGCGGCGTAAACGGTGACGGTGAGGTTGCCGACGGCGCGGCTCGCCTGCTTACGCTTCACGCCCCAAAACTGGCAATGCTTGAGCAGCTCGGCTTCGTCGGCCTCGTTGGCGATGATTTGCCGGGCGACCCAGGACAAATGCTCATGAGCCCCGGAAGCCAACCCGGCCTGCGCATACGCCAGCGCCTCCAGTGTTTTCTCTCTGACCTGTGGCCAGGAGCCGGGCAGGCGCTGCTCGATATCCTGCTGGGTCTGCGCTATCAGGTTCGATAATGAAGGTGCGTTATACGGCATTTAAACCCCGGTAAACTGTGCTTTAAATGAAAAGGGAACGGTGGAGCCGGACGGTAGCCGCAACTCGATATCCAGCTGGAGCCATCCCTCGCGAGGCTGGCTGGCGGATACGGTGATTTTATTCACCCGCCCGGCCTGTTTTAACCAGGTCAAGGCCTCCAGCGCGTAGGCCGCTGCCCGATCCAGTACCGATTGCAACGTCTTCTCGCGAGACAGCAGCCACAGCCGGGAACCGATAGGCCGATCGCGGTAGCTGTCGCCCCACCAACCGCGCCGATCGCTGTCACCGCCCGGCAGGTCGTCGGAGTCCAGCGCCCGCCGGTCAGTAAACAGCGAGATAATCACTTCCGTGGTCAACGAATCGTCCGTCAGCATATCGATACCGGCTTGTTGAATATTGCCGCGCCCGTTCACCCAAACTATCGCGATATCGGTCATTGCATTGGCCCCGTGGTTCCGCCGCCATCGCCATGCTCTTCATGGGTATGTTTCAGCGTATCTTTGCCGCCCAGGATGGCGTTCGGGGCGGTCAGGTTGCCCTGGGAGTTCACACCACCTTGGACGGCCAGGTTCTTCTGGATCTCAACCTCGCCGGTAAAGGTGGTTTTCGGGGTATCCACCGTCGTGCCTTCCTCCGCGTAAATCTCCAGCGTCTTGCAGGTCAGAATGGCGCGCCCGTCCTTGGTCAGACGCAGGCGGTGGCCCTCATAGTGGTAAATGCCGGTGTCGCCGGCAGGCAGACCGGTGGGACGATAACGTCGGTCTTCCACCACCAGGGCGATACTGTGATCGCTTTGCGCGCCAATGCAGACAATGATCGCCTCGGCACCGGCCAGTGGTACGCTGATTTGTCCGTAGTTCTGCAAGCGCTCCACATCGTCGGGAACATCGTCACCCATCATGGTGATCTGCAAGTTCTGCGCCTTGAGGCCGTCATTGACGATATTGACCACCGCCCGGCCCAGCATGAGGCGCAGGCGACGCATGATCGGGGCGGTGAGGCGCGAAAAGGTGCTTTCATTCATGGCCGCTTCTCCGGGTGTTTCTTGTAATATTCTTCCGCCAGCGCATCGATGCCGCCCTTGTTGGTGCCGGCACTGCCTTTGCCCTTGCTGTCCGGTTCAATCGGCACCAGAAAACCATCTCGCGGCGCGAGGGTGAGCGTGGTGGTCAGACCGTCGCGATCGTCGAGCGACAGCACCACCTTGCTCACTAACAGCGAGGTAACGGTGATGCCGAATTTTTTTGCATCGATACCCACCAACAGATTCGGCATCCACAGCGCGCCATTGGCCCGAAACCAGCTATCGAGTTTGGCCTCGAAGGTCTGCGACTTGGCCAGCGCCCGGCGCTGCTCGCGCAAGGCACGCTGATTGGCGGTATTGCCGTCAATCTTGTTGTCCGCAATCACGATAGTGGGACGGTAACGGGTAATGCCGGCATCGCGGGCAATCCCTTTCTGGCTGGCTATCTTGCTGGCGTTGAGCGTGTCGCCCACCTTGCCGTTGGCCCGCGCATAACCGTTGACGCGGTACTCGCTGAACCGATCGCGATCGTCTTCCTCAAAATCCACCGACAACAGGTTCTCACCGAGCACCAGCATGTCGCTTTGCTGGGCGTCGGCATGGGTGAAGACCAGCTCGCCGGCAGCGTTGCTGGTGACAAGCACACCACGGTGGCGGGCGGCCCGCGCCAGCGCTTCATAGACGGTCTCGGAATGGTCGAGCGTAAAGGTGGCGAACGGCGCGGCGGACTCGCTGTCGGTCAGCTCCCAGCGCACGGTTACGCCGAACGGCTTACACAAGTCCTGCGCAATCTGATGCAGCGTGCGGTTCTTCCACTGGCCGCCGGGATAGATGGCGGCGCAATCCACCAGGTCGCCGGTCTTGTCGCGGCCGGCAATGCTGATTTCCAGACTGTCGCCACTGATGCGGCGGGTGCGACCATCCGTCCAGCCGGTGATCACGCATTGGTTATCGATACTGAGCGTAAAGGCCTTACCGGTGGCCAATGACGATAAGTCAGTATCCGGCTGCACCATCACGCCCAGGTCAAAATAGCCCGACAGCGACTCAATCGAGCGGTTGATCTTCACGTTCGTCCAGCCGGTAAAGACCTTACCATCGATGCGCAGCTCAACCTGGCTCATTAATCACCTCGATAGCGACACCGCCAGGTACAAACAGCGGGTTAGCGATACCGTTACGGCGCGCCAGGCGTTGGTGCTGCCGGCTGTTGCCGGTTTGGCGATACAGCGTCACCAGCGCCGGCTCGGTACGCTTGGGAATGACCAGGCTAACGCCGGCCAGTTGGAGCCCGCGCACCTGCAGGTCGTTGATGGCCACCAGGCGTAACTGACGTAATGCGGCACTGGAGCGGGTAAAACCGGCATCCGCAGCGGTCAAAATCGCGCTGTCGAGCGCCTGGCTAAGGGCGGTCGCAACGCGGGCAATGTCCGCTGCGCTCTCAAACAGCGGCACGCTTGCCGGTGCGGGTGTATCTGCGTGCGAATCGCCCAGCAGGCTGTTTTGTGCGGCTTTCTGGTTAACGTTTTGCTGCAAACTGGCGGCCACGGTTGGCGATGCGGTAGAGCTGCCGGCAGCGGTGGCAACGAACAACGTAGGCGATTGCGACAGGCTGCGGGCCTGATAGCTATCGCGCTCGAGCGCCAGCGTGACTATGCCGGATGCCGCCTGCGTCTGGCTGGCCAACGCGCCGGTTGAGGCAACATGAAACAGCGCCTGCACATTTTTCGCGGCACCGGGTGAAATGTGGCTGGTGTCGATGCCTGCCGCCCGGCGAGACAGGTGTACGCCCAGTCGCTCGAAGGCCCGATAAGAGGATGAGGCATCGGTGACGGAGGTGATGCCGCTGAGCGCGCCGAGCACGTTGGCCGCCAGCATGGACGGAGTGTTGATTAACCCCTCGATATTGCCCTGAACCGCTGTGATGGCACCCATGAGCCGATTCACATCGTCCATGATGCCGATATTTTCCACGGCGTTGTAAATGTCATCAAATACGCCATTGATGGCGTCCAGCACGGTCGTCGCGTCCTGAATGCCCTCCTGAACCACACTCCAGGCACCGGCAAGCGTGTCGCCAAGCTCACCGAACAGACTGTCGGTTTGGGCTGCCACCGCTTGCCCGGTATTATCCTGGATCTCCGGCGCGGTGGAGGTCGCCTCCGGGTAGACGGTGATCGTGAACTCGTAATAGTCCAGTTCATCGGCTACCGCCCGGCATTCGTAATTATCAACCAGCACCGACAGGGTGCCATACTCCGGGTGCATCAGTTCGCCCGCGCCGGCGGCGTCGAGGGCTTCAAGCAGCGCGTCGCATTGCGTCTTGGCATTTTTTCCCAGCAGACAAGCGGTGAAGGTGCGCTCGGTCAACTTGCGCCCCAAATCAATCGCACCGCCTTCATCGCGAAGCGGATATTCGCGCTTGACGATGCGGCGACCGCCGGTTTGGCGTTGCTCGCGGAATGTGTAGAAAGACACCCCACGGAACGAACCGAGGCCGGCGCTGTTGTTGGTCACGCCCAGCGCGTTCTGAACGCTGTTACGGGCGCTGTTAACGGAACCTAAAATATCTTCAAACATCGCTCACACCTCGTCAGAACGGGTAATAGTTGTTGCCGTCATACACGTTCAGGCCCATGCCGTCCTCGGTAATTTTGGTACTGGTCAGTTGCAAGCCATCCGCCAGCGAGATGCGCAGCGAGGCGTCAGCCTGTACTTTTTGCTCCGGCGGCGGTTGCGTAGCGCTGCTGTCTTTCGGGCCACCTTCCCATTGGGTGTACAAGTCCGCCATCCAGCCGCCCAGGTAATCGCCAAGATAGCCGCCAAGGGTCGCACCGGCAGCCGTACCAATCGGGCCAGCGAGTGAACCGACCGCACCCAGCGCCCAGGCTCCCGCCGTCGCCCCGATCGCGCTGCCTTTGTCGCGGGTGGAAACCTCATCGTCCAGCAACGTCGGGGCCAGCGTCAGCGCGGACAGCACCGGGCCGCCGAGCTTGCTGCCGACACGGCCTAGCCAGCCCAACGCTTTCGAGCCCTGAGCGGCAATTTTGCCGGCAGCCTGGCCGAAACCGCTGTTAGCGATCCACTTGCCGGCTGAGCCGATCATGCTGCTGGATTTTTGCCCGATGCTGGCCAGTCCTTTGCCGAGGCTGGAGTTGCCTACCCAGGACGCCGCACTGCCGGCGAGAGAGGCGGCACCGCTAAACATACGGCCAAAGAAGCCCCGTTTCGCGGCGGCAGGCGCGGCAGCGACGGAGACATTGCGGGGAAGATTGCGGCCAGGGCCTTTTTTGCGGCGGCCTTTGCGGGATTTGCTGGTGCCGACGTCAGCACCAAAACCGCCGCCGAGACCGCCCATCGGCCAGTTGGTGACAAACACCTGCTGCACGCCGAATGCGCCCGTAACGGACGGCATGGCATCCCCCACACCGGGTTTTCCCTTGCGGCGATTGCGTAGCCAGCGATAACCACGAACGGGAGCGGAAACCATGCGATACGTACCGCCGATGGCTCGGCCACCGAGGCGCAGCAGTTTATTGGCCGCGTAAATGCCGACCAACGCCTTGCCCACTTTTTCCAGGCTAACAACATTCTCGTTGATCCACTTGAGACCGCTGGCAATCCCTTTAACCGCATCCCATAGCCCGGTAGCAGCCCCTTTGGCCAGGTCAAAAGCCCCGACCAGCTCAGTTGCGACTTTATCGGTTAAAACATCGAGTTCGCTTTTGCCACCTTTACCTGGTTTCCCCATTGCGTCGTATTGGGTCAAAACCCCCTTGACCTGTTTTTTCAGCAGGTCAAACGGGCCTTTATCCATGACTTTGTTGGCAAAATCATCCCAAACGTCGCCGAGTTGAGCTGTCAGTCCCGTCCAGGTGTTCATAGCATTGGCCTGAGCCCCCTTGGCCTGCTCGGTCATGGCCTGGAACAGCAGCTGAATACTTTTAGGCCCCAACAACCCTTTTTCACCGGCAGCGCGAACATCTTTGACGCTTTTACCCAACTTATCCGCCAGGATTTGGTAGACGTTCACGCCATAACCGGTCAGCAGGTTGGCATCCTGCGCGGTGATCTGCTGGCGGGAGTACATCTGTTTGAGTTGGAGTGAAGCCCCCTGAGCTGCCGTTAAGTCCCAACCACGATACGCGCCCTGATCTTGCAACATGCCGATAAAGGCACGGGTCTGTTTATCATCCATGCCGAAGCCTTTGGACGACACCATCTCCTGCATGACGCCGGTCAGGCCCCAGGTCGTATCCTTGGCATTTTTAATCGCCCAGTCCATCGCCTCCTTGGCTTTGGCCTTATCGCCGTTGTATTGGGAGTTAAGGGCAATGCGGTAGTTTTCTCGAGTAGATGCCGGGTTAATAAACAGCTTGTTGGCGGTGTAGCCCGCCGCCGCAACGCCAATTGCGCCACGGGAGATAATTCCGAACGAGCGCGATGCCGCTGCGCCCATCTTGTCGATGCCGGCGGAGACAGAAACAACGCTGCTACGCAATCCCCGCAGCGCTGACTGGCTGCGGCGGGCCATCTGCTCCACCGCACCGCCATATTGGCGCGCCCGGTTGGCAATGTTGCCAACCAGGTCAACGATGATAGATGCGCGTAACTGTTGTCCGGCCATACAAATTATTTCCTGTTAACGAGTTGCTCTGCCTGTTTGCAGTATCGAAGCAGTTGAGAAAGGGGCAGCCCCATCGCCCAGGTGGGGCCGCCCTTCATGATCATGCCGACGGCAATGGCCGCCTGCTCAATCTGTGCTCGACACCGCAACCACTCGCCCCCGGTTGGCGCTCAAAGAGGCGGCCTGCGCCAAATCGCGCAGCTCCAGCGCCAATGACAGGCGGTGGAAATCCGCCTGGCTAAGCTGGCGCAGCAGCGCCACGGACAGCGGGCCGTTGATACTGCCGACGGTCGCAATGCTACGGCGCAACATCTCGACGCCCATCTTGGACGGCGAGCTGACCAGCATTGGCCCCTCGGCGGTCGTGACCGGAATTTCAGAGGCCGTTTGTGCGTCAATCACATCGCCGGTGGTCAGCTCGCGGAAGGTCACGGCGTACTGCATCACGCAGTCGGCACCGATGCCGAACGGCAGGCCGTCTTTCAGTTGCAACGCGCCGGCTTGCAGCTCGGCCATAATTTCCTGCTCGAGCAGTGCGGCGGTTGTTGCCGGATCCTGCTGCGCCGTGTTGTCGGCCTGGGTGAGTTCAGTATTTACGTTTTCCATAGCAACCTCTTAGGCAATGCGCTTGCTGGCGCGGGCGGCAAACTTGGCGGAGATCTCCCCGCCGTCGGTGATGGTGGTGGCGTCGGACGTCCAGGCGTTCGCCATCATGTGCTTTTCGCCGGTGTCGGCTTCAAACTCGACGGTGACGTTATCCCAAGACTGGATATCCTGAACTGAGATACCGTTGCCGCCGGCGAGCTTGCACTCGAGCGTCGCCTCTTGCGGTTTGGCCTTGAAGCCCCAGACGCGGGCACCCTTGACCACTTCGCGCACGCTGCCTGACGGAGTAAAGGTGGCCCCTTCCATCGTGGGGAGTTCCTGGCCATTGACCCGGATGTAGGCGACGCCCTGATACTGGTTTGGGTTTGACATTGCGATTCCTTACAAAATGAAGCGGATTTGCTCCGCAAAGATGCGGAACTGGTTAATCAGGTTCGGGCCGGCCAGCACGTCGATGCGGTCGCGGTCGTTGGCGTTACGCTCAACAATCAACTCGTCCGCAAACTGCGTGAAGTTCTCCACCAGGCCGGCTTCCTCCCACTCGCCAAACAGGGCCAACAGCTCCGTTTTGATGATGGACGGCGTCACAATCGGTTGCCCTGGCGCAAACTGGGTGCCATCGTCAGCCAGCTTGTGGCGCGGGAATTTCTGCTGAATGCGCAGCCGTGTCGAGTAACGCAGGTAACTCAGCGTGGCGATGGTATTCACGTTGAGGTACGACGGATCCGGATCGCCGAAACTGTTGGTGCGGTACATGGTGATCAAACGCTCAATCTGCACCTCTTCGCCGTCATTGACGGTAAAGGTCGAAATCCCGTCGCACAGCAGCGAGTTACGCTCCGGCCAGGCAAAGCGGCTTTCCAGCGGCGGTGGCATACGATTGGGGATCACCAGCGTCTGCAATGGCCGGGCCGGATCGATGGTCAACGCCTGCGCGGCGACAGCGCAGATGCTGGCGGCCCAAAAATACTGCGGCTCCGGCGTTGGCGGTACGCCCATGCAGGAAATCAGGTGGTCATTGCGGCTGATGCCAAAGGCGGTAATGTCCCCCAGCGTGCCGTGATAGGACGTCACGGCGAAACCGTCAGCCTGATTAACCGGCCCCCAGCGATCGCGCAGCTCGGTGCGCAGCAGGTTGAGGTTCGGCTCGTCCAGGTACGGCATGACGATATATTTGTATTGCAGCTCGCCCATTGCCGCGATGCTGGCGGCAATATCGGGGTTGCCGGTATTGCCTGTCGGATACGTCACCGCCGCAATCACCCCAGGCGGCGTGGCCTCCTGGGTGTAATAGTTGAAACGCACGTCGGTGATGGACGAGCGACCGATAAACTTGGCCGTCAGTTTCACGTCCGCATGGGTGTCGTCTGCTTTAGCGCCGCCGGCATCGGGAACGGTCTCGGCAGTGACGGGCAGCTCACTGGTGTTGTTGATGAGCGTCGTCACCCGTTCGGCAATCTTTGCGCCGGTATCGTCTTTATAGACGGTCACGGCCAGACGCTTGCCGGCGACATACAGCGCCAGCACACCATTATCGGACGCAGTGCCGGACAGGGTGATGGTCGCGGCCACGGCGCTGCCGGTGCCGTTACCCTGGGCAATGCAATACAGCTCAGCCGAACGGTTGATCTCGATGAACTTTGCCACCATCAGCGCCAGCATGGAGCCACGCCCAAAGGCGTCATTGGCCTGGGAGGCGGAATACACCCGGAGAGGCGTATTGAGCGGCGCAGTGCCGACGGGCTTGTTACCGGTCATGGCGCACTGACCAAACATCAACACGCGTTGGCGAGGGGCCGGCGTGCCGGATACCGCGTTGCTGTTGTCAAACTCGATGTAGGTGAGCGGGACGCGGATATCGCCGCCAATCTCTTTAAATGAAATGCTCATTGCGCTTCATCCTTTGGTTTAGGGGATTTGGCCTTTTGGGTCTCGACCTCCACCACATCGCCATCAATCAGGCGACGCAGCCAGTAACCGCTGCGCGGCTTGCGATCGCCGTTGGCCGGCAATAAGGCCAGGGTGAGCGGATCACGCACGGCGCGACCGGGGGCCGGTTTAATTGTGAAATCTGACACGGCGTTACTCCTTAGGGGTTGGGCCGTTAACATTGATGTGAGCCTTGAATGCCGGCGTCCCGTCTGGCATTTGCCAGGTCTGATAGTGGCGCTCGAAATCGTCCAGCGTGGCAATATCCGGGCCGATGCTCACAGGGGTAATGGCGGAGAAGTACAACCCATAAAGGGCGACGCCCGCCGCATCCTGCGTGTCGGTATACAGGTTCTGCGCTTTGGTCAGGTGCATGTTGGAGGATGGCCCGAATCGCTGGCCGTTGATGCCACCAACAAGACGGTCGATCATCTGGTATATGCCCAGGTGATTGGTGTCCTCACCATTCAGGCGTTCAGCCACCACATAAAACACCCAGCGGCTCTCTGCTTCCGCGCGGGTGCGACCCGGCCCGAATCCCAGCCAGGCGACATAAATCGCCGGCGGGCTGAGAAGCATGTGCTTGATCGCCACGTCGTCCCAGGTGCCGGGATGTGTCCCGCATTGCTGCAAAGTGGAGCCAAACAGCGACTCGATAGCCTCGAGCAAGGCTTTTTCAGTGGTGGCAATCATCAGATGAACCCCTTTTGATCACGGGAAAACACCAGCGGATCGGAAATCACCTGGGCGTAATCCTCGCTTTCCGGCACGTCGCCGGCGCTGTCGGTGCCCAGGGGGATCTTCCCGTCTCGAACATCACGCAACCAGCGCAAGGCATCTTCATAGCGCAGGCGAGTCTGGTCGGTGGCGCGCTGATCGTTGAGGTAATAAAAGGCAATGGCGCAGCACTGTTGCGCCAGCGCCTGCGGCACCACCGACAGCGGCAGGACGTAACGGGCGGAGATATAGCTGTCAATCAGCCCGCCCGCGTCGCTCAGTGCCGACACGATAAAGGCATCGTCCGGCTTGCTGTCTTCGCTTTTGGCTTTGGTGAGCAGATCCAGGCTGCTTTTTTTATAGCGGGCCTGCATATCGCTGACGGTGGCGTAAATCATGCGTCGTCCTCGCCTTCCGCCAGGGCGGCTTCGATTTGCTTGCCGGTGACCTCTGCGCCGAGCGCGGCGACAACGGCAGCCACACGCGGTTTACCCGCCTGGGTAAAGTGCTCGGTGTTCTCGCTATCGAGTGATGCGACAGCCGCGCGGATTTGTGCCGGCGTTACGCCACCCACGCCCGAATCGTCCACGGCCCCCGGTTGCGTAGGTTGCAGCGCTGCCGGCGAAGATGATTCCACAACGAGGCACGGATCCTGCTCCAGGATGGCAAGCTGTTCAGGCGTAACCGGATCCAACGTGGTGCGGCCACGGGTAAAGGTGAAGCCCGCTCGGCGGTAGGCCGGGCGCGGACACCAGATAACCGCGCTGAAAGCTGTTGCCGAACGTGCTGGATCCAACGGCTCAGACTGTTGGTGATGTGTTTCAGGTAGTTGTGTAGACATGACACGCCACTCTCCCTTTAAACAGGTTTTAAAGTCGGGATAAACCCGGTTGAAATGCCGTTCAGAACACCGCCTGGATCGCCGACTGCAAATCCCGGTTCATCCTGGCCAATGTGTCCAGGCGAGAAGCCACCTCAACAAAAGCGGGGATTAACGCGGTGGCCTCTGCCGGCAGTTGCTCCGGGATAGGTTCGCTAACCGGCACCACGCCTAATGTGCGCCCCAGCTCTTGCAAGTCGCAGTACTGGCGGTAGTGCTCGCTGTAGAGCGCGCGCATCTGCTCAACCAGGGCAGGCAACGTCGGCGATGTGTCAGTGATGATGGGTGTACTCATCGAAATACTCTCACTTGAAAGTCGGAATATGGCGGGCAATGCCCGCCGCGCGAGGCCTTACAGGTAGTCCGCAACTACCAGTTTCAACTTGCCCTTCAGCTCGTTGGAAACAGTGTTGCCGCCGTCGGCGTACAGTTCCCGCTCCAGCAACTGCGTAGCCTTTTTCTCCAGCGATGGCGGGACGACGATATGCGTCGGTTTCAGGGCCAGCGGCTGGCCGCCGTCACCTTTGAAGGCGCGCATCGCTTGCCAACCCAGCCACAGGTTGTCGGCGGTCAGTTCGGCCTGCATGGCGTAAGCCATCTGCCAGAAGCCGTAGCCGACGTTGTTACGCATGGAGGCACCGAAGACGAACTCGTTGTCGGTGAAGGCCACGCCCTCGGCGATATTGGTTTGCGCCACCAGTTCCAGCTTGCGGCGGTTCTGGAAGATAAGCGGCTTCACGGCGCGGGAGCAGTCCAGCAGATACCAGCGCGGGCCGGCATACGGCGTCGCCGGATCGCCTTCTTTGGCGGGTGGCACCTGCTGGGTATAAAAGTTACTGACGCTTTCCGCCGTACCGGAGCCGTCGGCCTTGGGGTAGACCGGGTGATCGACGTCAAAGAAGTTCTGGCCGTCGTAGCAGGCGGTCTTGTCGCCATCGGCCAGCGCCTTGAAGGTCAGGAAGTCCGGCTGCACGCCGCCCTGACGCCCCAACTCCTGGAACATCGGGCTGTAAATGCCCAGGTTGTCGTCCTCGAAATCGTCACGGTTGATGCTGACGGTGTCTTCCCAGGTCTTGTTGGTGATGATGTAGCCGTGGGCTTTCAACTGCTGAATGACGCGCGCGCCGATCCACTCACGGAACTGCGGGAACTGCCCCAGCCAGCCGTAGGTGTTGGACTTGCTGGTTGACGGCACCGTCATGGCAATCTGTTGATACTGCGACGGAGCCGCCGTCAGGCCGCCCTGGAAGTCGCGACGAAAGCCCGTCATTAACGAGGTGATCTGGGCGGGAGTGATTGGGGTTGGCATTATTTGGCGTCCTCTTCTTTGGCCTTACGGAACTCGTCCTCGGTCATGCCAAGCAGGCGGCATGTCTGGATGTCTTCCGCTGACAGGGCCGCGACCTTGGTCGCCGGGGTGTCAACGGTCTGGGTCTGCATGGTGGCCAACGCCGCGATCGGCTGTTTGCCCTGCAACTGTGCGGAAAGCGCCGCAACGCCAATCTGGCCGCCCACCTGCTCGAAGTAGCTGCGCTCAGATTTGAAGATGCGGCCATCTTTCTCGGCATCGTCCAGGACTTGCGCCAGCGTCGCGGTGGAATGGTTGGCGCTCAGCGCGACAAAGTCGGTGCGCAGTGCGTCGTAGGTGTCGCGTGGCACATACTTGGTCAAGTCCACGGCCCCGGTTTTGGCAGTCTCTACCTCGGCGGACAAGGCGGTAACCTGGGTTTGCAAACTGTCGGCGCTGCCGGCTTTGGTTTGCAGCTCGATCACTGCCGACAGCGCCGCCGTGGCCTGCTCGTCGGTCAGTTGCGCGTTTTCGGGCACAGTAATGCCCAGCTTCGCCAGCAACTGGCGTAGTTTTTCATTCATGGGAAACTCCGAGGGTTGGAGGGCATTGAAGAGATCGTCTGCACTCAGTGCGACAACCGATTCCATGCCGGTCAGGCCGGGGTCACCAGTCAGAGCGACCATGCGCAGCTCAACCGGCTCGCCGGTCACAGTGTCATAGCCCATAACTGGCGACAGCCAGGCATATTCTTTGTCTTCCAGGCTCCGCACTGCCGGCGGATTCCAATCAGGTCGAACGTAAATGCCGGGTTTATCGCCATCTCGCCAGGCGAAATTGTCGGGACTGGCGTGAATGTATCCAGCAGCGGGGGCGGCTTCCCCCTTGTAAAGTGTTTGATGGTTGTAATCGACCTTGATTGGCTGATTAAGCGCCACAAGGCGTGACACAAGCCGTTCGCAAGTGGATTTGTCGATCAGCCAGCCTTCTGCTGGTTTTTCCGGACGCCCGTCGCGGGCCTTGACGCGGCCAGCAGGCATCAATTGACACCAGCCGTCACCGCCGATCGGCGCGAACATCGCGGAATTGAGTACCGCATAGGCAATGGAACATGCGTTTTGGGTTTTCATGCCACCAGTGTGCGGCGGGCGTGAGTGCAGGTGGGTTTACGGTGTCTCAGTTATTGCGGGGAGAATTGATTGAGAAATGAACGAAAATGCCAGATAACAACGGGGTGGCGCCGATCGCGGTTGTCAGTCGCTATCAAACCCGTTCAAACCCCGTTTAAAAACGCCGTGGTGCGTTTAACGAATTTTTAGCGCCCCGATGTGGCGCTATTGCATATTAGCCCTTTAGCGCGTCTTTGGCGCGGTTTTTGATATGTTCGTAAATATCCTGCTCGCCGGCATCGTCCAGCCCCATGTAAGGCCGTGCAGGGATCGCCGCTGGCCCTGGGGCCATACCTGCCTTGCCGCCCCACATGTGGATAGCCGCATAAATCTTCGGCGAGCCAATCAGCGCCCACGTCGGGCCGTAGTCGGTGGTGATGCTCCGCGCCAGATCAGCCCCCAGCGTTAAAATCTTGCCAGGGGTATAGCCGTGCTTTTCCCGCCAGGCTAAATACGGATCGCTCCAGTCGGCCCAATGCTGACCATTGACCGGGTCGGCTTCACGCTCGAAAGCCTGCTCGGTGGACGATTGCAACGCGGCGGCCACCACGCGGGTGATCGTCTTGCCATCGGTGCCCAGTGCTTCAAGCCGGCGAAAGGCATTTTTTAAACGCTGCACGTCGATAACGACGGCCAAATCCATGCTGCTGACGGCCATATTTCCTCCGGTTATTCTGCCTGGTTTATCGTGCCCTGGATAATCTGATAATCACCGTGCGCAATCTGCCGCTGCAATGTGGCCACGTCCTGCCGATAGGCAGACGTTAACGCCTCCAGCATCTCTGCCTCCTTGCCATTGCCGATCGCCACTTCTGCCACGACCATCGTATCGGCATCGCTGCTGCGGGTCACATAAAGCAACCGATGCTGCTGGGGATCCCACAAGACCGCTGCCGGGCTGTCGGTGATGGTGGCAAGGCGCGCCGCATCCGCCGTAGCCAGACGACGGGCTGCGGGCGCATCCATCAGGCTGCCGGCATTCATCGCCAGCAGTCGCGGCACCGGTTGACCGGTACGCGCGTTGACTGCATCGGCTACCGATTCAGACACCAGCCCCAGCGCCTGCACCGTGGAGACTGCCGACGTTGCCCCCAGCGTGCGTTTGGCCCACAAGGTAAAGGCCAGTTGACGCTCATGGCTGCCATTGAGCACCTGCACGATCTGCTGACGCAGCCCGGCATCGGGCACCTCAATCATTTTGCGGATCATCGACTGGTCGGTACTGAATGCCGCCGAGCCGGGATTGTATGACCAGCCCACATCCGGCGTCATGTTGACCTTGCCGTTGTTAAAGGTGGTCGAGGCCGTCTGGAAGATTTCGCCGGTGGTTTCATCGATGCCGGCATCGACGGTTTTGGTCTGGATAAAGGACGCGCCATAACTGACCTTCAGCCCCAACGCTTTGAGGCGTGCCGCCGACAAGGCGCGCACACGACACCTGCACCGCCAGCCGTTTGGCGGGTAATGGGTTTTCCAGAACGGATCGTCAAAGCGGAACACCATCAGATTGAGGGCAGCATGAGCAGGCCGGGTGCGGCTGTCCATCACCGCCACATACTGCCAATACGGGAAGGCGTCGGCGGTGTTCATCATCTGCGCATAACGCCCGGCGTTGTAGGCGGCGCGGGTATTGACATCATAAATCAGCGCCAGCCGGCGCGGGCTGCCAAGCTGGATCGCTTTGGCGTTGCCCTGGCTATCGACCGCGATTTGTTTGCCCCACCAACCGAGCTTTTGCAGGCGGGGCGTCAGGGTGTTGATAAACTCGTCGCGGGTGATCCCGTCATGAATGGCGCGCTCAACCTCGGTGCGCAGCGTCGTGAGTACGTCCATGCGCGCCGCTTTGGCTACTGTAAAAGCGCGGGCGTGGGCGTCGGTCAGTTGCTCGTACCAGTTCCAGGTAATGTTGTAGCCCTTGGCCCGGAAATAGGCCACGGCCTCCTTGGGCGGCAATCGCGCCGCATAACCCAGATCAACGGTCTGTGGCATCTAATTGCCCCCACAGGTCAGCAACAAACAGGGCGCGCGTCATGAGTTCAATCAACTCACTGTCGTCCATCTCACTATAGAGCGAGGCAGCACGCTGCATGGCGGCCTCCGGCCCCTCGGCGATAATGGCGTCAATGACCGGTTTCAGCACGGGGTCGATAGCCGCCTGCAACTGCTGTGCGCTCACGCTGTCGGCCAGCTTGTCCATATCGTCTTTGGCCGGCGGTTCGCCAGGCAAGTCGGTGGCAGACAGCGCGGCGCGCCCACTCACGGGCAGCGGCGGCAATTCGGACTGCGCCTGGATACGGAAAACTGGCTCGCCGGACTGCGCCTGGGGAATGCGCAATTTATCGTGGATCCAGGCGGTAGGAATGTCCATACCGACCGCAAGCTTGGGAATGGCATCCGCATAGGAGGCGATATCCTCCGGCTCCGTGGTGTCGAACGTCAGGCGCGGCAAGCGACGAGGATCGAGAGCGGTCGCCGCATTGAGGGCTTGCAGCGGGAAAATCAGATCGCGCGTTACGGTGCGCGCCAGCTGGGTCAAGTCGGCGTTGCGTATCTCCTTGCGCACCTCGTTATGCACTTCACCCAATGAACGTGCGCCGGTGGTATCGGTTTGGCTGGTGAGTGTGCCGCCGAGTATGGCTTTGGAGGCAGAGCGTTCGGCCCAACTGATCATCGCCTGGAAGGGATCGGCCTGACCGCTGGCCGCAGACTGAAACTCAAGCTGCATCCCCATCGGGATAATACCGCCGGCACGGCGGCCAATGTCCATGACGGCCTGCATCAACGTGGCTTTCTCGCGGCTGCTGGCCCCTGACGGGAATTTGCCCACGCGCATTGGCAACCCGTAGACCTCCAGAAACTCGGCAAAATCGCGCACCGAATAATTCTTGAAGATAAACGGCCAGATAAGGGTGCGCACCAGCCCCAGGGTGCCGGCATAGCCCGATTTGGATTTAGCCTGGTGACGTACCCAGCCGAACGGCTGGAGCGTCTGGCCCTCGTAACTGTTGTCGCGCAGGCGCAGCTCGTTCAGGTTGTCGGGGTTGGAGCAGAAAAGCGCCGGGTCGCGCCAGTGCAACGCTTTCGGGCAGCGGAACTTACCGAGCCAGCCCCACTCGATCTCCTGCATGGCGTAGCCTTTCAGGATGGCGTCCGAGGCATCAAACAGTCCATCTTCAAACCAGGCAGCGTCGCGCAGATACTCATCCAGCATCTCGGCGTCTTTCTTTTCGGCGCTGCTGGCGTTCGGTGGCGGTTCGATACTCCAGGGGACGCTCTGGATAGCCAGGCGTCGCTTGCCCAGCTCCGAGAAGATGTGCGTATCCTTTTCCTCGATATCGGTCGCCAGGTCTGCCTGGCTGGCCAAATCACCGCGCTCAGCGTCACGCAGGATAACAGCCGCCCGGTTCGGCGTGATGCCCGACGAGGGGTGCTCCTGATAGCGATTTGCCACCATCGACAACTCTTCGCGCTGGGTCTGCATTCCTTCATCGAAACGGAACGGCTGCCCGGTGATGTCAACAATCCGACTTTCTGCCATTACCAGCACCCTCGTTCAAATTCATGATAATCATCGTCGTCCTCACCGCTATCGGTGCGATCGCGCGCCGGGATAGCCCGCACGCTGTCCTCGTCAATCACATAGCCATTCATAAATGATGCCCGGACAGCCATCGCCAGCGAGACGGCGAAGTCGCCATGACGTTTGGCGCCGCTGGTTGCGCTGCCTTCGTCTTTGGTTCGACCCTTGTCTATCTGCGGCACACCTGCCACCACCTTGATGTGCAGCAAATCGTCAAGGGTGCTTTGATGGCGGGCGAGGGTCAGGTTCTGCGCCTCAAACTCGCCCTTGAGCTTGGGCATCCACTCGGCGTACCACTTGGCCGACAGCATCACGCAGTCGATCATCTCCGGCCCGTACTTCAGACGAGCCGCCTCCGCCAGGTAGCCGCCGTTGCCGGTGGCGTCGAACGCGGCCCCGATAAAGCGCGGCAACCGTTCCAGGATGAAAAACATCACCTGCCGCTGCTGGTCGTAGGTCAGGTTGCGCAGCTCGACCCGGAAGCATTCGCGCTTGCGCAGTTCGGCGTCAATCGCCAGGGGCGTGAAGACCGTCAAATCCCCCCGCCGCGCGAAGTCCTCACCAAAGCTGTGATGGTGCAACGGGTTGAGCGCCGCCAGCACCGGCGCGAGGTGTTCTTCGCACCAGGCGAGCACATCGGCCTCGCGCTGCTCCGGCGTCCAGGTTTCAAAGTCGTCGGCAGCCTCATAGCGGAAGATCGGAATATCGCGATCAAGCGTCATTGCCGCTTCAATCTGGACACGCGAGAGGTAAGCGCCGCCGGATTTTTTCGGCACGCAGCCGTATTCTTCGTCGGCGCTCTCTTTGTTGGGGGCGTTTTTGTAGAGCTGGTCGCGCCAGGCCTTCTCGGCCTCTGCTGACCAGGTCTGACTGGTTACGTAGCAGATACGCTTGTACAACCCCTCGGCGATGGCGTCGTCGAGGGTGATACGGTGCACGCTGTAGTCTTTGCGGCCTTCGCGTGCATCTTGAATATACTGATTGAACAGGTTATCGACGCCGTTATGCGTCGAGATGATGCGCACCCGTGCGCCCCACATGGTCAGCGCCAGCGCCGCTTTCAGCAGTTCATCCAGGCTTTCATGGAACGCCGCTTCATCGATAACCACATCGCCTTGCAAGCCGCGCAGGTTGGATGGGCGGGAGCTCAGCGCCTGGATCTTAAAACCGCTATTGGGAAAGCGGATCATGTACAGCAGGATTTCTTCGTTCTTCTCGCTGTCCCAGAAGGTCTGTTCATAGACGTCGGCCTGCGCCAGCTGGTTGAAGGCGCGGGCGAACAGCGCACAGGCAGCGATATACTCCAGCGCCATCTCCTGCTTGGAGCCGACGTAAAACACGTTGCGCCCGCCACGCCGGCGAGGCTTGGCGGCGGTAAGCACGTTGCGGCCAGCCTCCGCCCAGGTCAGACCGGTACGGCGGGATTTTTCCGCGATACAAATCTGGCTCTCGTCCTCAAACCAGCGCTGCTGGTAGGGCAAAAACACCGCCTCGGCAATCGGATTGAGAGCAGATACATCGGTCTGAATATCTACGCCCAGCTTGGTGGCTTCTTCCTGCAGATCAATCAGGCGCGGATCGCCACGGGCGATTAAGGTCGGTTTATCGGACTTTTTCGCCGCCATAATCAGGCTTTCCCCAGCAGGACGTTACGGATTTTTTGCTCAAGCGCTTCACTCATGCCGTCCTGGCCGCGCAGTTCTTCACTGACGGCTGCCGCCGCTTCTTCGGCATACGCCAGTCGGATCTCTTTCTCGCGCTTGTGGCTGGCCATCGCCGTCGATTCCAGGCGCTGGGCCGCCAGCATGGCGTTTTTCAGCATGTCGATATCGACTTCCGCTTCGGGGTTTTCTTCCTGGCGCATCATGGCCTTAAACAGCTGGGAGCGGCCCATTTCCAGGATGATCTTGGTGGTTTCGCCGGTGGGCTTATCCCCCAATTCTGCCGTGAGTGCGGAGGTCATTTCGCGCAACTGGCGCAGGTTATGGCCGACTTTTTCGACCGACGTCGCATAACGATTCAACCCGGAGCGTGAGAGTTTCAGGTCTTCCGGCAAGCCAGCTTCATCAATCAGCGCGTTGATCTCGTCCAGGATTTGGGCTTGCGGAATACTGCGATCGCGCAGCATTTCATGCAGCGTGCGTTTCACCTCGGCAGGCAATAAATCAACCTTGCTGGCCCGGCCCCGCGTGGGTTTCTTGTCCATTTGCCCCCCTTAGCGCGCCCGTGGCTTTTTGACGCCCGGCACATTAACGCGGCCCTCGGCCACATCCTGCCCGCGCCCGGTAAGCGTCACGACGAAGAAACCGCGCAAGTCTTCCACGGTGACAAGTTGCTGTTCGGCCAGCCAGTGGATCAAGGTGCGCACCGCATCACGCGAAACGTTATGCCCCCAGGCATCCAGGCAATCCTGCAAAATGGATTCGTTGGCCTCGTTGTTGCAATCCATCAGCGAACGCAAGATCACGAGGCGGCGATCCTGCGTCAAAATATCGTCAATCATGATTTACTCCGGTTTACGGCCTGCTCAAGCAGCAGGCCCAACTGATGAGAGAAAGCGTTAAGCTGTGAAGCCACCTCGCGGATATCACCGCGCAGCTCCATCATTTCAAGTTTCAACGCGCTAACCGCATCAACGGTCGGCAGGGTTTCATACTTCGCCTCCAGTTCGCTGAGGCGGGCTTCCACTTTTTTCATAGCGTCGGTACTCGCAAATGAACGTCGGAGATACCATAAGGCAAAGGCGATCACCGCATTGCCGGCAACCAGGAGCACGTAGATCCCGGTCATTCCAAAGCTATTCATGGCGCTTTTTCTCCCTCAGTTCCTGACAATCAACGCAACATGCCGCCTGCGGCAAGGCGGCCAACCGCGCCGGGGGGATCGGATGCAAACAATCTTCACATTCACGCACCGCCGTGACAGGCAAAGCCTGCGAGGTATGGCGTTGCTGTCTGGCGAGCTGTTCGGCTTGCCAGCGCATCTCGGCCTCAAAGGCCATATCCAGGTTATCCATGACTTAACGTTCCAGTGGTTGCCGGCGCTGCTGCTCTATTTGGCGCAAGGCGCGTTTATCGGCATTACAGTTCTTGATCACCGCCAACAATTGCAGGTTGTAATCAACGCTTGCGCCGAAGGTAAAAGGCTCCGGCACGGGCGGGACGATGCAATCGGCCAACAACTCAGGGCTGACGCCGATCGGCGGGAGCGCCACGAATGTCGGCGGCGGCGTTACGCACGCGGTCAGCCACAGCGGCAGGCACCCGCACAGCAGCAGCCGGCACCGCTTCCAGTTCCTGGCGAACGATGACGCGCACGGTCTCCATGTGTTGGGTGTTCTGGCTTTTTTCTTCATGAGTGGCCTCGGCAATCGCATTGAATAAGGTCATGGCGCGCTGCTGGTTGCCCAGGATGAACTGCGCCGTATCCCGTTGCCGGGTCAACTGCTGATTATCCTGCGCTAGACGTTCGGCACGCTGTTGGGTGTAAGCGCCCCAACTGCCCAGGCCTGCAATGACCAGGAGAAAAAGCAGCGGGACAGAATTAGTAGATAACCAGGTCATCGTCTGACTCCATACGGCACAACGCACGCTCAGCCTCGCGGCGGGTGATCAAGCCTTTCCACTGCACGCCGCCGGCAAACGTCCAGCGGCGCATTTCATCGCAAGCGCCCCAAATGTCGCCCTGATTGAGTTTTTTGAGCAGGGTGGACTTGCCGAACGCTGTCGGGCCGACGTTGTAGATGAAGGTGGCAAGTGCCGTCTTGCGGTACTCGTTGAGCGGAATTTTTACCTGGCGATCAAGGGTGGCGAAAACCGGCTTTAAATCCTGATTAAGCAGCGCCTCACACTCAGCGTCTGAGTAGTATTTGCCGGGGATAATGTCCGGGCCGGTATGACCGTAACAGACGGTCAGAATGCCGACCGGGTCTTTATAGGGGGTATGGCTGACGCCCTCAAACCATTTGACGGTAACGGGCGTCATGGCCAGCGCGCCACCGGTGGCGACGGCAATCAGTTTTAAGCGCAATTTATCGGGTAATGCGGGCATGTTTTATCGCTCAGTCGATCTCATTCGACTCAGGATAAAGAAAGGGGGTTAGCGGTTGGGATTCCGGTGTCGCAGTACAAACCCGCCTTCTCGAAGGCAGCCGGCTGCACTGGATTACTTAGTGCGAGGAAAAGAGATCAGGTTGAGCACGGCGAACATGCAAGGCGCGTTGCTGTGCGATAATGGTATAGATTTGAGTTTGCCCCAGACCGTAGGCACGACGCAACTGTTCCACGTTGCGACCGTCGAACCGGCTGTAAATCTGGTCGTCACGCAGGGCATTCATCAGACGATCGCCGCTGGGCAGATAATACGAGCGACCGCCCATGTAATGCGCCAGCGCCGCCACCAACTTGCGGGCCTGCTGGCGATTATCGCCCGGCACCGTCTGGCGGCCCAGTTCATTTTCCAGCACGTCCATCAACGCCACCAACATCTGCGGCCATTGGCGCTCCATTTCTGCTGCCGGGATGCAATCCAGGTGATCGAGCAACTGCCCGACACGCGGATCATCTTCAAAGAGATCGGTTTGAGTCTCAGCCATAATGCCTCCTGATCGTGTGTACGTTTGCGAAGGTAAGTATATAAAAAATCCCGCGATAATGCGGGATTTTTGACACGGTAGGCTACTTTGTGCGTTTACAGGGGTAAATTTTATTGAATTTTATAAGATCACGAATCCCAAGCTTACCCTTACTTGCGACAAAAAACTCCATGTAAGCAGTGTTACGTGTTGAAGCAAAAGCATAGTTTGTTCCCTTGCCGTCCTCTGTCGCACTGGGCTTTTCATACAGAGTAAACATTTCACCATTATCAAGGTTCGTCCATGAAGCCATGTCAACCCCCATATGCAACCTGGTTCCATTACATTGCCAGAAGCCAGAAGCGGGATTCTTCGCGACTTCCTGCTCGTCTGGCGTTGCATTGGGCTTATCCTTTCCCGCCATAATATCCGCAACAATTTCTGCATTGCTTGCTTCATTCTCATTTGCAGCTGCCACGGTAGAAAAACAAGCGCTCATCAAAATCAGACCTACCAAATGTTTCATCGTTTCGTCTCTCCGTAACCAAGATGAAAAAACATATCAGAGTTAACTCATTCATCACATTGATAAAATGCAGTTCAGTTACATCAGTATAAAAAAATCCCGCGATTACGCGGGATTTTATCACTGTCGCCGTTGCTGGCGGTACTGTCGACACACTGCGTCATAGCCACGCGGGGGATCACTCAACGCCATCGCTTCCACCATGCAGCGCCGATGCCACCGTTTTAAACTCTCCAGCACCACCGTTGCATCGCTGCCCCGCAACCAATCCAGCCTTGCGATCCCCACACCGCCGTTGCTGTTATGGGTAATACGTTTGACATAACCGTTGATCGCCTCGGCGGTATCATGCTGGATAAAACCTTCCCGATGCATGGTGTGCCAGATGGCGCGGATTTTATCGGTAACACCCGGAGCGCCTTTAGCTTGGGATTTAGCCGACGTAGAGGTCGGCTTAAAGCCTTTGGATTTAAAGTCACTCAGTACCTTCTCCAACTCAGGGAGGCTCATATCCCGACAACTGTTCTTGCCAGGAACGGCGCAGGCCAACAAACTGCGGTAGGTTTCTTCATCCAGTTGCAATTTGCGGCGGGCAACGTGGATCAACTTAATCAGATGCGCTTTGGTTGCCATCGCCGCCGTCCTCGTCCCGGTAGACCTCACCACACATCAACACCGCCGTTGGCCGACGGGCTTGCAGGCGAGACAGCATTTGTTGGCATTGTTGCTCGGTCTGATAAATCCGCTCGGACACAGGCAACGCCTCGCAGGCATCGAATCCACAAGAGGAAACAAAAAGCGAAAAGCCGATCAGCAGCATGGTAATTCCTCCACATCGTCCATGTCGGGCGGTTCCGGCGCATACATCCAGTGTGTCACTTCGGCACCTTCATCATCAACGGGCCTGCCGCTGATTTCACTGATATACAGCCCCTGATTGTCGAAATGACCGGGCAGCAATTCTTCGTTGCTGGTGAACATCAGCAACGATTGGTGCATATGCGGGGAACCCTGGGACACCGGCGTCCAAGTTTCCGCTTCGCGGGTGTCACAGAACGACACGCCTAGCAGGTGGCCACCCAGCACATCCTGATGGCTGTGGAGCGCTGGCGGTTCATCGAACTGCACGTAAAGCGTCACGATGTTGTCTTTTGCGTTATCCATTTATCAGCTCCCAATACATATAGCCCGCGAGACTGCAACCGATGCCCCATAACATAAGCATAAACAGAGATTTATTCCGCATGAGGGGCATGAACCTCGCTATGATCAAATGGCAAATACCGCAGCACATGGCTGGAAACGTCTTCCGCCGTACTTCCGCAAATACAGCGGCCTAACCGAATGTCAATGTAAGCCGTTATAAATTGTGGCCAGCCCTGGGATTGCTTGTCGGCATCCAGTTCGGCAACGATATAGACGCTCTCGCATCCCTGAACACCGGCGGCCAGGCTTCGTACCCATACCGGAACCACTGCCCCCTCAACCCAGGGAAAGGCTTTGCGGCTCACGCATTCGTGCCGTTGTTCCAGGTGGTAGTAGGGTTGGCCGTCTTTGGTGGCTTTTGATACTGAACCCTGCGCAACCCGATACCGCAATAACGCAGAAATGCGCGATGCACCGATCCCCGTAAACTCCGCCAGTTCTTTCGAGGTCATATCCCGTTGCGTTAGCGCCGCGATAATCTGTCCGGTAAAGCTATCGACGGGTGCTGTCGTCACAACAGCATGGGGGATTCGGACTGCGGCCTGAACAGATGGCGCAGGCAACACAACGGAGTAATACCCATTGCGCTCAGCAAAACGCTCAGACTTTACGGCCTTGCGCAAGGGCGTGATGATTTCTGCCGGCGTGACGTCCAGCTCGGTTGCCAGCTGCGAACACGTCATCGACTGGTGCGACAAAAGCGCATCGATTTTCATCAAGATTGCATTGGTAGTCATGGCAAGATCTCCATCAAGTCAGGATGTTTAACCGTCAACCCGTCGATCTTCTTGAAATGGCTCACCACAGCTTTTGCCGAGGGAAAGAACGGCTCGAACCGTTCTTTTTTCTCCAATAAATACGCATTTTCCTTTTGTTTTAAATAACGCTTAAATCCGCGCTCTTTCTTCATTTGGTTTAGAAAACGTTGGTGCGGGTTATAGACAATTTTCCGGCTATAGACTTCCGCCATTGGATGGTAGTTTGGCGAGTCTGGATCCCAGCCAGGAAGGTACATCTTTCCATTAATATAAACGGCGTAAACCAGCTTGGTTTCCTTAATCAGGCAACGCTTGACAGTGAGTTCATTACCCTCGTGTAGGAAATGGATCGCCATGCCGTTTTTCAGCGCGTTCTCAAGCCCCATGCATTGCTGCTTGTCGATCATGATGCCCCTCCTTGCTGTAACGCCTCGCGCTCCTGCTGCTGGGCTTCGCGGATCATGAGTTGGGCGGCATACATCAGACGACCAATCGCCACACGGGCATGTCGGGCTGATTTACGGGGGCATTCGCCAACCATGCGCAGCGATTGGGCTTCCCCAACGTGATAAATCGCCTCATCCAGCAACGCCAGGGACGATGCCGGTTCAGCAATCAGCAGATTATCGTCAGGCATGGCGAGACGCTTGGCCAGCCTCACCAGCTTGCGCTCTTTGGCGCGATCGATATGACAGGCCAGGCCGTTATGACGCAATTGTTCGAGCATGATCTCCACATCGGCGGCTTCGTCCGCCAGTTTCGCGCCATTGGCTTTATGATTGACGAAACGGCATGCTGAGGCGGACAGCTCGCTGCATTCCTCCGCTAACACCAGCACCTGGGCGTCGTAGCCCCATTTCGCCAGCGCAGCATCGTATAAAGCAGGTTTATTCATCATCGGAATCGTCCTCGTCGTCAGTGGCGCGAAGGGATAACGGAAACGCTTTGAATTGCGACAAGGCAATGCTTACGCCAACTTTCAACCATTGAGCCTCGGAGGAATCTGCTGCGATAATCTTATCGCGGCCATCTTCCGCTTTTAGGTTGATGTCCACGGTGCTATCAATAATGGTTTGGCAGTTCTCCACTCGGTTCTGGTGCCATTCGATAACACCGTTCAGCATTTCAACTAATTGCGCATCTTGAGTTTTCATATTAAGGCTTTCCTGAATTTAGGGCGCACGGTTCCATGACGCGAGCGCCGTAATTAAATTAATGTCAAAGATGAATTAAATAATAGAGCGTGACGTGGTGATTAATTACACCCCCGCATCCTGTTCAAATGGCACAATGGCAAAATCCTCAATACCGGTTTTGACCGTAATTCCTGCCACACCGCTGACGGCGCTCGGTTCGTTGAGGATCGCTTCTTTGTTGATTTCCTCCTTGCGGCGAATAAAGCGCTCGAGCCCTAGACGTAGCAAGGTTTCAATCACCGAGTCCGTGCCACGGATACCCACCGACGGCGGGCGATTACGCCATTGCACCTCGCCTGTCACCAGGTTAGCGCTTTTGGATTTGCCGTTGTTGGTCAACTCGGCACGATTGGCCTCACACCAGCCCTGTACGCCTTTTTGCAACAAGGCCAGGTCTTTACGTATTTCATCAAGTTGCGGTGCGTATTGCTGGGTGATCGCGCCGATTTGGTCGTTCATCTGTGTTTCCAGGCGGATCATTTCGCGTTGTAAATCGCCAATCTTGCGAATATCGCAAGTTACGTCTTCTTTGGTTTGCGGTACGTATACCGCAGCAGCGCTCTTGATACGTTTAACTTTAGCGGCCATTTTTACTCCGATTAATGTGTGGTTGACGATGATTTATAAAACGTGCCTTTAGCCTCTACATCTCCGGCAGCCCTGCGTTTTTCCAGGTAAAGGTCGCTGGCGGCTTTAATGATGTCTGGAGCCGCTTTGTGCAGAATGGCGATAAGTTGCTCGGCATGGCCGGGATTATCGCGATTGAGTCCATCAACGCTGACATTGACATTCACAGGAATGCCGGTAACGCCAGCTTCTTTAACGAAGGTGGCCGGTGATTCATTAAATTCGAAAGTAATTTTAGGCATGGTTATTTAACCTCAAGTAAGTGGCTTTAATGTGGTCAGAGAAATTAATGAGCGCGTCCAGCGCTTCTCGCTGGCTTGCGGCCTCAGGGATACCCGGAACCAGCATGTCGTCATTAATTCTGCAATGCCGGGCGCTAATCATAACGGCTTCTCGCAGTGGTGCCTCCTCGCCGGAATAAATCGGCAGCGCGCCATCAGGATATGTTGTGCCGAACTCAATGAGTCCTGATGCCCAGGCATAAGCAAATATTTTCCCCATTCTTTATTTCCTTTTTTGCGCCCCGATAATTAGCGGGATGATGATAAAAAACAGAATTACGAAAAAAACGTCTTCCGACATAATTACTCCCAATACACCGTACAGCCCTGAATGCGGGTAGCATGAACACGTCGCCGCAAACCATCGGTACACACGGTAATTTCAATGACACCCTCTGCCGGTGGCATAGCGGGTGGCGTCACCTGAACGGCGGGCCGTCGGCGGTAGCGTTTCGATTTCTCGATCTCGCTGCCGAAAAACTTCATCACACGACCGACATTATTCACTGCATCAAACATATTCATGCCACTACTCCTTTTTGCGCGTCGCAACCGAGATCTTTCATTGCGGCTTTGATATGAACCTCACTCATAGGCTCGCGTTGAGCCTGAGCAAAGGTGGCGGCAAGGCGCAAGACAAAGAAGGTGATACGTAATGCGCCAGGCTGTTTGGCTAGCCAGTGGATCAAGTCCCGCTCGTTGTCCACCAATCCCCAGGCTTTCGCTACAGCTTCAATATCACCCTTGCGCGGTTGGTTAATCACGACACGCTTGGCGATACGGGAAAATAAGCGTGCAAAATCCACGTTGCGGCTATTATTCCCGGTCATACGTTTATAAATATTGTGGTTGCCAATTAAAGCCAGGCCGATATCGGTTTCTTCCTGCAATATGCGGATCTCTTCGAGGGTGTCATATTCCAGCACGTCCGCTTCATCGATAATCAGCAGGCCGCCGGTACGGCTCAGACGCTGGAGTATCTGGCGAGACAATGCCCCCCGGCGACAAATGGGCTGGTCGATACCAACGGCCAGCGCAAGATCAAATAGGCACTCCAGCACGCTGGCGCGTGATTTTGAGGCTTTAATAGTCCACACATTCGGACGGCCAACAACGAACTCTCTCACGGCGGTGGTCTTGCTAACGCCGGGGTTGCCGTGGATCACCGTAATGCAGCGCGCCAGCTGGGCATACTGGAAGGCCCCCCAAATTTGCAGCACCGTCGGGGTCTGCACAAATTCCGGCATCGCGGGCAAATGGTCACGTTTGGCGTGGTAGTTCTTGAGCCATATCGCCAACGCATCGGCGACTTTCTTGTTGTCGCCCTTGTAGGTATTGCCAAGGAACTGCGAGAAGCGAGCCGCACTCAACCCCGCCTCGCGAGCCAGCTGCGCGCTGGTGAAGTCGGTGGTGTCCAGGATTTCGGTAATGGCGGTGCGTATTTCTTCAAAACCGACTTGATTTTGTTCTTTCATTTTATATATCCTTTCCGGGTCTTATCTGTTTTGTGTTTACTAAAGGGCAGCCGTTGCGAGGCTGCTTTTTTTATTTCTGCTGACTGGCCAGCTTCGAAATATATTGTTGAAAGGCAATCTCGTTATCGCTGAATTCGGCTTCATCCTCGACGGGCTGCACTTTCTTAACGGTATTTCCTTGATTGAACATGCGAACCACCTGGCGTTGTGGCGCTTCCGGTTCGGGAGAGCGGCCCATTAATTCCGTCAATTCCAACATATCCATTGCCACTTGCGCCTTGGCGGCTTTCTTGGTGGCTTTCACCATCTGAGTGCGCAGGCGTGAATGTTCGCGAGCCTGCTGCGTATCGCCAAAGGCTACCGGTGCCTCGCACTTGGCCTCGCAGATAAATTCACCGTCCAGGGTGTAGCAATACACCTTCGAATGCAGATCCTGCGGGTCGAAGCGCACAACGACTTTATGCGTGCGCATATTGCGCAGGGCTTCGCTGATATAACGGTTTTCCTGCTGCTGAATCTTTCCGCCAGCTTTAAGAACGAAGCTACCATCGCGCTGAACGGTCACGGCCTCGGTCGAAAGCATCAGCATACGCAGCTGTTCATCCGGTAAAAACTCGATGATCTGTTGGCGATAACTGGCGTCGAATGCCTCATTAAACGACAACTTACCGGCGCAGATTTCGGTGTCACGTCCGACCGCTGCGTTAAACATGGCCACGCCTTCAGCTACCGCCTGCATAAACGTATCAACGTTGATAGGCTTGGGCTTATAGTCCGGTTTTTGCATCGGGTTCGGGCCGGTGTACGCGCCAGCGCAGAGCGGGCTTTTATCGATGTACTCTCCCAGGCCGCCAACGCCAAAAGCACGCTCTACAGGTTTAGCCTGGCCCCAACCTTTGCCCGCGACGACGCTCGTCCAGTGCACATTGAAGCCGAGCATGGGTAAAATGCCTTCAATATCATCAGGTTTTACTTTGAAACGGTAACGGTTGGGTAAACCGCCGGTCATGGTCTTGTTCGCTGCCGCACGGGTATTGTCGATCGTCGCCTCTTTCGGTTTACCGTACTGGCGGATCACATCCAGCAGGGAAAGGCGGATAGAGTCGGTGTTTTCGCTCAGGTCAACGCGGTAGCCCAGGATTTTTCGGCTGTAAACGCACTGCCAGAACCACGTTTTAGGCCGCAGCACTTCGCCATTGAACCAGGTCACGCGCACGTTATGGTGATAACCGTCGCCATTGATCCACTCCAGCGCCCGCAGGTTAGCCACAGAGCGTTTTTGTGCGGGATAAAGGCGATGTAAAGCATGTTCACCTTCGCGCATAAGCACACGCACCTCGACCGGGATTTCTTTCTCAACGCGGCGGCGCACCGTATCAAACGAGGGGATTGTCCAGCTATGTTTGCTGGCGGCGAGTTCAAGGCGCTCGTAGGATTTTGTCATTGCGGGTTGCTCCAAACGCAAGTAATCGGCTTTGAAGAACTCCCAGGCCTGCTCGTCAAAATCGGCTTTTGATGCAGTGGCCGTGCGCTCTATCAGGCGATTGTCGAGCAACGCCGGCCCCCAATCAGAACGAGGGTGCTTTTGTGCTTTGCCGTACCAGCGGCGCAGACTGTTGGGAGAAATGCCGAGATTACCGGCGGCCACATCAGCGGCGGCGCGAACTTTTAGGCCGCTTTCAACTAATTCAGCCATCAGAACAACAGACCTAACTCGCTCGGACGCTTGATCTCGTTGCGCGGCGTTTGCCTGCTCCCAGCACTTCCAGAGGCGCGTTCTGGCAGGATCTGCAACCTTACGCTCAGGGAGAGTAATCAGGCCTGAGGTTGTTTCCACTTGATTATGACGTTTCAATACAGCAGCCCTTACCTCCGGTGGTAAGGCTGAAATATGGTACTCAAATGCCTTACTTCCCGTGCGCTTACGGGTCAATTCTTCATTGCCAGAAACAAACTCTTCGAGATGTTTACGGATACCAGGAACCGAGGTAGGTAAGTTTGGAAGTCCAATGCATTCCTGTACCGTTACCCAAATTCCCCCTCTCATACAGCCTCCTTCAGTCCGTTTTTCTTGGATTCGTAACGACTTGGCCAAATAGTCTCTGGCGGAACTCCTATAGCTTTTGCCACCAAATTTTCAGCCTTTGGCCAGTGACGGGTTAGTACGTTGCGCAGTGAATCAGGCGCAAGGCCCGCCTCTCGGGAAAGAGAACGCATGTTCTTTCCTTTTTTTTCCAAGGCACTTTTGATATCTGCGCGATGCCAGTCTTGGTTTTTTTGCGACATTCTGCGATCCTTAAAGGTTATCAGCACCGATAACACAAGCTGATTATCGGTATAGATACAGAATAGATCACAAAAGAAAGCATGTAAAGTACGTTTATTTCTTTTGCTGAGACGAGTTGGAGCTGAGTTAAATGACTAACTCATTGATAATAAATGGCATTACTCAGAACAACGTAAAAAGAAAATATTTTTCTTTTTTGCGTTGGTGAAAAGAAAGTTATTTGGAGAGAGGATGACTATTAAAGAGTGGGTTACCGTACAAGAGTGTATGGGAGCTCCGGGGTTCCCAAGTACTGCTCCCAGTGTCCGCAAGAGACTCGATGATTTATCGAAAGGACATGCATCGCTGCGGAGAAAGCGCGAGGGTACAAAGGCAACGGAGTACCATGTATCGTTGCTTCCTGAGTACCTACAGGACTATTTTAGCGGCGGCTCTGAAAAGACAAGAGTACATACAAAGAAAGGGAAAACAAATAATAACAATGAATTACATGATTTTTGGGAGATGATATTCAAGCTTCTTAGCGAGGAAGAAAAAAACTATGCTATTGATATTTTTAAACGTGGTGGGTTGAATGCTCTTTTACCTGAAGTTATGAGCTTATCCCAAGCTCCAGACGTCCAACGCCAAGAGATTTTACTCGAACGTGGTAGCCTTCCCGAAGGCTCGACAGCGGCGCCCGTAGAAACTACATCACACCGTACTAAAAAAGCTGGTTGATACTACTAAGTATGGTATCGGCTGGCTACATCCACACCTCTCAGATAGAATAAGTCGTATCGAATAGAGCAGAACAATTTGAACGCTCTTTGAAGTGGTTTCAATCAGGTAGCAAGTGGATCAGGTTATTTGCAATACGCTAGTTTAACGCAGTAATTGGATCAATATAGTTTTAGGCACTGTGGCCACATGTAACACCATCATCTCTCAGTGAGAAGCCCGGAATCATTGGGTTTACTCCCATCAAATACCGGGTAATCCCGGATAATCCCCGATAAACTTTCTGGATCACTTTGGTTAAGTATCGTCATCCCGTATGCCGCTGCGGCCATAGGCTTTCAGCGTCAGCCAGAGCGGCAGGGCGCGAAAGCGCCGCGAATTTTCCGGCGTCAGATGCAGATAGTTGTCCGGCCGCGGCGTCGGCGCTTCCAGGTAGGCCGAATGGTTCTGAAATACCTGCATCTGCAGATCCAGATGGCGGGTAAATTGGATCGCGCTGTCATAAGGCACGTTCAGCCATTTGTGCGCATCGACGGTGATGGAGTCCGCCTGTTGCCAGCCTGCAAGTCGCGGTGCATACAGCGGCGAACAGGCCGCCACGCCCCCGAAGGCCGCATCGACATGCAGCCAAAACGGATAACGCTCCCGCAGCGCCAGCAGACGCGGCAGATCGTCGAAAGCGACGGTGTTGACCGTGCCGGCGCTGGCCAGCACCAACGTGGGGCGGCCCTCGCCGGCGGCGAGCTGCCGCTCCAGCGCCGCCATATCCATAGCTTCAGACTCCGGCAGGCTGGCGACGGTCGTCAGCGCGTCGCGGCCGATGCCGAGCATGCTGAGCGCCTTTACGCTGCTGGCGTGCGGATTGGCCGCCAGCACCCGGATGGGCCCCAGCGCCGCCAGGCCCCGTTGGGCAACATCCACGCCGTGCTGTTGGCCCAGCCACTGCCGGCCAATGGCCAGCCCGGCGAAATTGGCCATGGTGGCGCCGCTGACCAGGCTGCCGCTGAACGCTTCCGGCAGGCCCAGCAGGGATTTCAACTGCGTCACGGCGGCCAGCTCGATCGCCGCGGCGATCGTATCATGGCTGAGCTGGCTATTTTGGTCTGTCACGCTAACCAGCCAGTCCGCCGCGACCGCCGCCGGGGTGCCACCGCCGGTGACGAAGCCGAAATAACGCGGGCCGGCGCTGGCGGAAATGCCCGCCTGATAACGTTGCCAAAAGTCATCCAGCGCCGCCAGGGCGCCTTCACCGTTTTCCGCCAGCCGATCGTCACCGGGTTGCAGCTGCTGTTGCGCGAGCGGTGGGCAGACCGATCGCTGCTGCAGCCCGGCCAGAAAATCTTCCGCCAACTGGCGGGTGTGGTCGAGGATCTGCGGAAACTGTGTAAGATCCTGTTGTAAACGTGGGTGCAT